TTAATCCAAATCTTGATAATCTAGAGTCTTTTTTCTTAGGCACTATTTACCTTTGAAGTATCCACCCATTACATCAGTAACAACATCCATTACTTTTTCAAATAATATTTGCTCTTTATCTTCTGACACAAAAGGAATATTTATTTTTTCATTTAGTTTAGTTGCTAACATAGATGCAAAATCATCTGATTCAATATGACTCATTGCATCTGCTTTCATTTTTTCAGCTTGTACTTCTGCAAGATCAAGCATCATTTTCTTAAAGTCCATTACGACTCCTTTGTCTTTTTGATTTTATAATATAAGTAAATAATATTCATTACGGCAATCACAATACCTAATATATATGGCAGTAAATCCATAAATACAATAGCCATGCTACCGAAACTCCCTGTTGAGACCTTTAAGCTATCCACGACCATTACCATTCATTCTGCTCATTATGCCATCCATTCTTGAGAGTTGTTTTTCTAAATCAGATACGGCTTCCATCATCTGTTCATACCTTCTATCTCGTACAGAATCTGATTCATTCCACCTACTGATCAATTTAATTATCATTCCTTCCATGTTATTAATACTTTCAGATTGACCTTTGTTTTCTATCTCTAAATTCTTTAACGACTCTTGTTGTGCTGTTGATTGTTTTGATAGGGAAATAACAAGGTACATGAACATAATACCTACTACCCCTATCATTCCTGCTTCTCCGTATACTGCCATAAAGTCCATTATTTCTTTCTCCTCTTACCCCAACTTAAAGGATTAATATTTTTTTCGTACCAAGCTACTTTTTCTGCAAGCTCTTCTCTCTCAGCCCTTTCTTCCACGATATGTTTATCAAGTAAACTCCCAATGCGTTCATCTGCATTAGCAAAGTTTGTTTCAAGTATCCCCAGTCTAGTCTCAATCCGATAGTAACCATAGACGAGAGTCCCAACGAGAATAAGAATTTGCCCAAACCACTTGAGGTTAATACTGACAACAGCATTATCATCCACAATCCCACCTCGATAGCTCCTAGCTGTTTTGACATCTTCACTCATGTTCCCTGACAGATTCCCATTGATTATGCGTAAAACACCAATTATCTGAATTAATTCTCACCCTATCTGCATAGAAGTGAGATGTAGAATCCTGATCCATAACTTCTAAAAATGTATACATAGAATCTTCTGAACTCAACTCAAAACTTCCAACTGACCAACCACTTGTGCAACTACTCAGCATAAGAGTAGATGACAGTAACATTATAACTTGTACTAACAACTTCAAAGTCTCCATTTTTTAATTTCTTAATTATTTTATTCATATTACCATCCATAGTGCCATAGCAGTTTCCACAATAAGATCAGATGCCGTATTATAAGCCCATCTCTTTTTAGTTCCATAGGTTTCATGTGTGCCTTCGATATAGACTTCAAAGACTTCCCATAAAACACCAATAATAAATACTCCCATTACACACCAAAAAGCACTCCAATCCATCCATTGAAATATCTTACAGAAAAAAGCTCCTGCTCCAATATGATAGGCAGTCCAACCATCTAGCTGTCCTGTTTTTAATTGCCATGATACTAATTTAGTCAAAGGATTTTTCATCTATCTGTCACCTTATTGTTTAATAGTTTATGGTTTACAATGTCAATACGCCCATGACCATCTGAATGTCTTTTAGCACATTCATCTATATAAGCATTTTCAATAGTTTTGAACGAATCACTTTTCTTTACTATAACTCCATCTACACAGAGGAAATAGTCTTTAGAGCTAGGATAAGTAATAGATGTTATCGTTCCATCTGCTTTCTTAATAGATTTGATCATGTTAGGTTTAGTATTCTTATGAATAACTACATCGTGATCATAGGCACATTGACGAACAATCATTACTCTACTTCAGCCTCTACGACTTCATCGTTAAGTGATTGCCTAAGTATATTAATGAACGCTTCTTTACCTACAGATAATTGGTCAGCCATAAACTGATTGCTATTCTGCTTGTTCTGAATATCGTTAATATGATTTACCATCATCTTTTGCTCATCAGTCATATCCTCAATGATATATTCTTTATCATCTAAGTTCAAGACTGGCTTCTTTTCTTTTTTTGCCATTATTGACTCCTTGTTAATTAAACTTTACTTGCTTCGTATGATGCTTTTATCTCATCTGTCCATAATGCACCAGCTAGTGCCTTCAATTCATCGGACTCTGCACTTACATCAGCATCGCACATAAACGATGTTCTATTATACTTATATGAGATTTCTGCACCATCTTCCATGATTGCAGTTCTTGTTCGTTTTTGGATTGTTTTAAACTCGCCACGAACTTCGTAATCTTCTGTTATTTCTTTTGTTAAAGCCATTTTATTATTCCTTATTAATTATCCAATTAATCTAAACTGGGTATGAGATTTGAAAACTAAAATATGAGTTTGCACCCACTCCTGTAATATTTGCATTTTGAAGTGTTTGTGCGTCATTTCTCTGATAAAGGTTAAGAATTGTATTTGAACCAGTACCAGATGCAACAACATACACTGTACCAGCTCCAGCAAAGGTAACTGCACTATACTCTACTACACTTCCTACATGAACAATTCCAGCTTTAGGAGCAAAAGGCAATCCTCGTATTTGAAATTGACCAGTTCCACTCACAGTTCCTGAAGTAGTTTGGTCTAATAATCCATACGATAAATGAACCATGTTGCCTACTTTTGTATAAACTGCTGTACCACTTGGAAATGTTAATGTATTACTTCCTTCATGGAAAGTTGGAGACCAAGTACCTTCCTCGTAATTATCTAAAGTATTTGCATCTGAACTTGGATTTGCACTAGCATCATCAGGAAAGTTTATACCATCTGTTACATACAATGTTCTCCATCCTGATGAAGCAGTTCCTAAATCTTGAGTGTCATTTGCTCCTGGTCGTAATGAATCTGCAAATAATCTTGCCCTGACAGCATTAGCAACACCAAACTTCATTTGATCATCACTATGGTCGTATTGTATATCTCCACCAGTATTAGAACTATCTTGGAACGTTATAGTCTGAGCAGTATCATTTCCTTTTGCTATATATAAATTAGTTACACTAGCATTACCTAAACTTACTGAGTTATCTGCTACACCAATTGCAGAAGCACCTATAACAGTTTGATTAGATGCACCTGAAGCACTACCTCTTGCCTCTTTACCAATCATGGTATTATTAGAGCCTGTAGTAATATCGTTTGTGCCTTGATTTCCAGCTCTACTTCCCACAAAAGTATTAGCTATCCCAGTTGAGACATCCATTCCAGCTTCAAAACCTATTGCAGTTGTTTCTCCATTTCCAGCAGAAGTATTTAGAGTAGTTAAAGCCTTATATCCAATCGCTGTATTTCTTGAACCATCATTTTCAGTTTTCAAAGATTGATACCCAACTGCCGTATTTCCAGCACCTGAAGTCAAGGCATTTAATACACTTTTACCAATACCAACTGTCCCATTTGCACCAGTTGTTGTCGTACCATCTCCACCAGCATTAAAACCAATAAAAACTGCTTCATCTACTTCACCATTAAAAAAAGCACTTTTACCAATCATTACATTTTTATCAGAACCTAAATTTGCATTACCCATAGCTTGGTAGCCAATAGATACGTTAGATGCTCCAGTAGTTAAAGTTTGTGCTGACTGGTAACCAATTGCTGTATTAGAAGCACCTGAAGTCAAGGCATAAAGAGCCTTATAACCTATTCCAACTGCTCCATCAGCATCAGAAGTAACATTGCCATTATTCATAGATTCATTTCCTATAGCAACTGCATATCCTACACTAACAGCACTACCTAACGAAGCAAAACCTATAGCTGTATTATCGTGGGCATCCGTACCAGCATCTAATGAATTATAACCTATTGCTGTATTATTATCTCCAGTTGTTACTGCATGACCAGCATTTTCTCCGAAAAGACTATTATAATTTCCACCACTAGCTAAATCATCACCAGCCAACTTTCCAAAGACTGTATTAGATGTACCACTATCATTATTAGAAAGTGAGATTCGGGAGTTTACATCAAGTTTAAAACGCTCATTCGCACCTACGGCAAATGTAAGGACATCTAAGCTACTGCTTCCATAAACATATGTGCCTGTATCACCAAAGTATACTCTACCACCATTTTTTAAGTATGCATCTCTCCATAGATTAGAACTTGAACCAATATCATAAGTTGATGAAGTATTAGATAGTAACGCATCACTAGTTATTGAACCAGTCGTAAGTATTCCACCACCACCGTATATTGTAGTTGTAGTTCCAGCTTGGTTAGACGTAAATAAAAATGTAGCAGAATCAACTGCTACAGAATGGTCGATTCCACTATAAGCACTAAATTGTAAATGACTACCATCCCCACCGATTGTCGGAGTTGTAGTATCACCAGTAAACCTTATAAGGTTAGAATGGTCTAATTCTATATTACCAGCAAATGTGGCTCCACCGCCACCTAGAAATTCAAATTTTCCATCAGCGTTATATACTTTTAAAGCATCACTCCAACTATTATCACCATATTCTTTTGATAATACAAAATTTA